ACCGTGCTCGTCCGCTGACTCCAGTGCGGGCAGCGTCATATCCCGCGCGGCAGGGTCGGCGGTGACCAGGATGTTCTCGGGTTTGTCTGCGGGCACGATCGTGCCGTCTGCGAGCCGCTTGTAGCGACCGCCGACTTTGGGGGTTTGCATGGTGGGTCTCCAGGAGGTTATGACTGGGTGGTGAGCACGTGCGAGTTTCCGTCCATTAGCGCGCCGCCTGCCGAGGTGATCACTGAGGGCGGCGGCGGGGTTAGCGCGTTGATGTATCGCCCCGCTGAGAAGGTGTCTCGCCACCAGACCACGCGCTCTTTGATGGCGAGCACGTCGCCCTGGACGTGCTCTAGCTCGGTATAGTCGGCGGCGTGCTGGTAGCCGATCAGCGCAGGATAGAGCTGGCCGAGAAGCTCTTGCAGCGCCGCCCAGTCACATACGGTGACGACCACCACCCTGGCCAGCATCAGCTGGCGGATAGGCAGTTGCTGTGAAGGCTCTGAGTTTGCAGGGCCGGGCATAAAATACGCGGCGGGCATCACGTCGCGGATACTTTCGATCAGGTTGATATCCCAGGCATGGTCAATCGTTTGGTAGCCAGTGCCGACGCTCGCGAGGCGCTCTATGAGCTTGCTGATCATGCGCCCCCCGTTCTGCGCAGGAGCGCATTGAGCGCTGAGTTGAATTGCTTGGGCATCTCTTCCTCGACAAAGCGCTCTACATCGGCCAGCACGTCGGTGCTGCCGACCATCTGAGGCACCGATGGCCCCATCAGCCGCTTTATCGGCAAGGTGGCGTGTTTGCCTGAGCTCCCGCTCGGCTGCCAGCTGGCATGAGGGGCGCGCTCGAAGGCTTTCATGCCGTTAACATCGGCGGCAAAACCGCTTTTGATGATCTTGCGCGCACCCTGTTTTTTGACTTGCACGCTGAGGCCGCGATACTTTTTCCGTCCCTTGCGCCGGGTGATTGGCGTCCTCATACCGAACTTGTCGAGGCCGATCAATCCACCCACGTAGCGGATGACATAGGCGTAGCGGTCGCTATCAACTCGCCTGATAGTCGAGGCGGCGTCCAGGTCGCCCGCCCTGACGGTATAGATCTCGCGCACTTTGCGCTTGATCCGTGTGCGGGCGCTTCTGGCGGTGCGTTGTGCGGCGCTGTAGGCGGCTGTCTCGACATGTTTGGGGTCAAACTTGCCCGCCAGCTGGTCGATATCCTTAAATTCGTAGCGAATAGAAAATGGCATCAGTTGATTCCTATGGTTTTGACGTAGCCGTCATCGCGCAGGACGCGCTGCAACTGATACTTTGGCCCGGCAGGGTACCCACCGGCTGTCAGGCGCTGGACGGTGTCGCCCATGGCGTAGCTCGGCAGGCTGTCAGCTGTGACAGTAACCGCCTTGCCGTGGTAGGCCACGTCGTCGTTGTCGCCGTAAAGCTCGACATCCATATCGATCATGCCGGGGATTTCTCGCACTTCGCCACTTTTTGACGTGTAGCGCACGAGCGAGCCAAGCCGCAGTAGCAGCTTGGCATCGCGCCGCTTGGCGAGCTGGTCGAAGCGGCTCATTAACCGCCGCCCGCAACCGTGACTGCTGTGTTGCCGCTCAACCTCACGTGCACATTGCCTGCCGTGCTGCCCGCTTTGGCGGATAGCGCCAGGCCGACTGGTTGATTGCTGCCGCTGTCTGCATCGGTGGTGACAGCTTTGGCTGAGTCATCCCAGTAGAGCACGCTGCCCACGGTGATAGCGTCGGCGGTGGCTGCCGGTAGATCAAAGACGCCAGCGAGCTGCAGCACCAGCTCTTCGCCGTTGTCTGCGCCGCTGAGGGCGACGCCGAACAGGTTGCCGAGCAGCACGCCGCTGCCGGAGGTGACGGTGGCGGCAGCCACAACGGTAACAGCGTCGCCTTTTGCCACAAAGTTCTTGGCCATGATGGTTTCCTCTCGTTGGGGTATCGCCCGGCCAAGCCGGGCGCCAGGGTTGGCAGGCGATTAGCTGCCGGTGGGGGTTTTGACCATGCCGCGGTAGTCCCACGCCTTGGCCGCCGCGTCCATGCGCACCTTGAACTCCACGCCGTCGACGTTCCAGCCGCTCTGCTGCTCCAGCACCGGCGCTTGCTGGCCGTCGAGATAGAGCACCTCGATCGTGTCGTGGATGGTGGGGCTGGCCAGCAGGTACCAGGCGCTGTGGTTGGCAAGGCGGGCGTCGCTAATGACGCTGGCGATGCCGCGCACGCTGTTGGGGACTGTGTTGCTTTTAGCGCTGGCACCCACTTCAAACTCCGACTCCAGCGCAACTTTGGCGGCCCCCTCCAGTGCGACATCGCAAAGCAGGAATGCGGGGCGGATATTGAGGGCGGCTGGGCCATCCTTTTGCGTGGCCATCTTGACGCGGGCGGCGTCGATGGTGCCGGTGTTGATGCCACCCTGGCTGGCCAGGTTATTGTGGGTCGCGTGGAACAGATCGACGCCATCGGCCATTTTGGGATTGTTCAGGAAGATGCTGAACACCAGGTCGCCGACGGTACGGATGGCGGCGCGGCCCATTTTGCCGGGGATGCGAGTAAAGGCGCTCAGATCGTCGTTAATGATGGCTTGGCGCGTGATGCCGAAAAGCTCGCCGTAGGTGGCCAGCACGGCGGTCTCGGCCCGCTCGCCCAAGGTGACGTACTTGTACTCGGCCCCTTCCGCCACTTTGCGCAAGCTGGGGAATGCGCCAAGATCGGCGCGGGTCTGGATCTTGAAGTCGCCGAGGTTGCCGGTGGCGGTGAACTGAGGAAACACCTCGGCGGCCTCTTCGTAGCCCTTGAGCATCGCCTTGTTGGCGATGTTGCCGAGTATTGTGCCAAAGTCGCCGCTGGTGTGGGTAAAGGCGGCGGCCACCATTTGCATCTTGTCCATACCGCCGGTGCTAGCGCCGCGGGCTTGCAGTATCGTGCGGGCCAGCTCCATCAACGTATAGCCGGCGACGGCGTTGCCCTCGGCGCGCTGCTCGCCAAAGGCGCGCATGGCGATCGCGTTGGTGGCGTCTGCTCTGAGTCGTGCCATGCCGCCACCGTCCTGGACGGTCACGGCGTAGCTGTGGCCGGGCGATGGGGTTTGACTGCCGAGCGCGGCGAGCAGTTTGTCTTTGGCGGCGGCGACGCTGCAATCCATATCTTGCAGGCAGGCATCGAGCAGGTCTTTATGGGCCGACTCGAAGCCCTTAAAGGCTGACTGAATATCTGTGCGGCGCTGGGTTTCCTTTTGGCGAAGCTCGGCTTCGATGGTGGCTTTCATTTCCGGGGTAACCACGGGGTCGGCGGTTGCTGCCGGTGCTGCGGGGGTTGGTTGAGGCATGGGAGTGCCCTCCTGTTGCGGGTGAGTGTCTGCAACCGCAGACGGGAAAAGAATGGGTCGGGCCGGTGAAGCTGCAGGGCGCGCCGGCGGAGCGGTGGCAATTTGCAGGATCTCTTGCGGGGCGTGCTTGAACTGGCCGATCAGGTCTGACGAGTAGCTGGCTGCCAGATCAATGCGGGCGGTGGTGGCCGTGGCGAATCCGGCATCAACGGCCTCCTGGCCGACGTACCAGGTTTCGTCATCCATCAGCTGGGCCACCGCGTCTTCATCCATGCCGCTCGCGCTTGCATACAGGCCGATCATGGTGCGGCGAACTTTTTCCAGCAGGGCTTTGGTTTTTTCCATCGCGCGGTGATCGCCCCAAGCAATGCTGCTGGGATTGTGGATCATGTAGTAGGCGTTTTCCGCAATGTTGACGGTGTCGCCTGCCAGCGCAATGACGCTGCCCATGCTGGCCGCGAGCCCTTCGATGTGGGTGATGACCTCAGCGTCGTGGCTTTTGAGCAGGTTGTAGATGGCGGTGCCGTCGAACACATCCCCGCCTGGGCTGTTGATGTGCAGGTTAATCTTACTGACGGTGCCGAGCGCCTTGAGGTCGCGCGCGAAGTCTTTGGCGGTGACGCCCCAGTAGCCGATGTAGTCATAGATATAAACATCTGCCGCGCCGTCGGCAGCCATGGTCATGGAATACCAGGTTTGTTTCTGTGGCATGGTGCCTCCGTTAATCGCTTTTGGGTTGCGCCGCGGGTGCCGGTGCGCGCTTTTGTGGCTGGGTAACTTGCCGCTCGTTCACTTCTTTTTGCCAGGCTGCGACCTGATCTAGCACCTCGTAGGGGTTGCGGCCTCGGCGGCGAATGATTTGCTGGGGGCTGGCCAGCACGTTTTCCAGCAGGATTTCATCGGCAGCAGCTTCGTGGGCCGGGTTGATCCACGGCATGGTTGGGGTGATGAAATCGAGACTCATCAGGGTGGCCGGATCAATGCGGCTGGGCACTCTCAGCGTGTCGCCCAGCACTGCCATCTGAACCCAGCGCCGCACGACCGGCTCGACGACTTCTTCGCAGAATTCCAGGCTCAGGGTTTCGTAGTTGGTCCAGCCCTCGACGAGCTCCTGCCGCTGTGAGCTGTAGGTGCCGTTGTAGTTGCGGGCGATGGTTGAGAAGTTGGCCATCGTGCCGGCTGCCGTCATTCGCTGCATGGTTTCGAGAAAAGGTGTCAGCAGGCCGCTGGGGCGGTTGCTCTGGATCGTGCCGACGGTTTCGCCCGGCTGGAGATCGTCAAAGATCGCACCGGGGCGGATGTCGAGCAGGCGGCGGCCCTCTTGGTCGAAATCGTCCGGGTTGTACAGGTCGGGACTGCCCTTTTGGATGTAGCCCACCATGGTGGCGGCAATCCGGGCGGCCACTCGCTCTGCCTCTTCGTAGTCCTTGATGTCGTTGATGCGGTTCATCACTGTGGCGAAAATGCTGACGCCCCGCGTCTGGTGCAGTCGCCGCACGAATTTGAGGTGCTCCATGGTGGCTGCGTCGTGGCGACGGGTGCGCATCTTCCAGGGCGCGTTGCCACCGGGGTGATCGTCATACAGCCAGTAGGCGCGCTCTTCGCCCCAGGCCGATTTCTCGACACCCTGGATAATCCGCTTGGCGGGGTCGTTGAGCTCGACGGGCAAAAAGTCCGGCTCAAACAGCTCGATGCTGTAGGGCACCGTGGTCCGGTGCGTCAGGCCGGGGATGCTGCCTTGCAGGTGGCGCAGCAGGGTTTCGCCGTCGCGCAGCCATGTCAGCGCCAGCAGGCGTTGTGATTTCGCCCAGCTAAATTGCCGCGTGGTCTCGGGGCGCTTGGCCCATTCGTCGAACGCGGCCTGCATTTCGCGGGCAAAGCCCTCATCGATCTCGCCAGCGTGGGTTTTGGGCTGGAACTCCACGCTGATGCCGCGCGGGCCAACTACGTTGTTGGTCAGAGTGGTCAGGATGCCGAACGCAAAGTCGTGGTTTTGCTCCAGGTGTCGTGCTTGCCCGCGCAGGGTGACGATGTCCCAGTCGTTAACGGCGTCGCCGCTGCGGTTGTCACCAGGGTTTTTGCGCAGCCGGTTGGGTTTGGCAGCTTCGTAGGCGGCAGCGATTTTGAGGGCTTGCCGGGCGCGCCAACGGCGCACTGCGCGTTCTGGCGAAAATACGCCAATGAGGGCGTCAATCGGGTGCATTAGTAGAATCTCGCCAGTGCGGGTGAGCGGCGCTTGCCGCCTGAGCTGGCTTGTTCCGCAGCCTGGCGGCGTTCCCACTCTTTGCGACCGTCCCGGATCTCCTGGAGGTTTTCCATGGTGAGCTGGCGACCGTTCATGATCGTGGTTTTTCCGGCAAGCAGTTCTTTCTCGGCCTCTAGGTAGAGGGCGACCATTTCCGCTGCTGTAGTCATATGAGTGATCCGATGGGTCGTGATGGTTGCCGCGGCTTGCGCGGTTCGTCCGGCTCTGGCAGGGGTGCTTTTGCCGGTGTAAACAGGGTGCGCTGGCTGAGCCGGGCCTCCAGCTCAGACCATTTGGCATCCGTCCATTTGTGCATACCTTTGGCGTAGGCCGCGTGCAGGGCGTACACCTCGCAGTCCAGCGCCTCGTTGCGCCTGCCTGGGCGCTCTTGCCAGAGCAGCCGGCCTCTGTGGCGCTTGCTTGGGGCCTTCACCTCGGCGGTGACTTGCTCCCAGTAGTCCGCGCGCACATGCTTGCAGCTGTGCATATAGGCGCTGCTGCCCAGGAGGCGCTTGCTGATCAAGTCCTTGGCGGTATGGGTGCCTACTGGATGGGCGTGGACGCCGTAGCGGTCGGCTTTGGTCTGGCGCCGGGTGCTGGTGAAGTCAACGGGCCGCGAGCGCGTAAAGATCTCCCTGTCGCCGTAGTCGTGACTGGAGCCCTTGATGGCCATAATCTCTACGCCCCGGTACCGCCGGGTGCGCGTTCGCACCCAGTGGTATACGGCGTTGTTTGAGCCGCCGTCGGAGGAGTCGATGCTGATCGCGCTAGCGCCGATGTCGCCAAACCTTTCGTGCTTGAATTGCTGAAATACCAGCGCATCAAGGGCCGTCCAGCAGGGGTCACTCTTGTCCAGCGGGTCGCCGTCGATCTCGCCCCAGTGCATTAGCCAGCTTTCTTCGCGGCGGCCAAAGGCGCGGATGATGACCGCCAGCCGATCGTGCTGAACGTCGACACCAACAGTCACCAGCAGCCCTTCGCTTGGGCAGGTGTGCGGCTCGTAGTCTTCTGCCGCCTCGCGGAGCTTTTCGTGGTCCAGCACCTGGTTGGCGGCAAACTGGTACGGCCTGCCCAGCTTGCTGTTCTGGAAGACGATGCGGGCAGCTTCGTCGCCAAGCTCTGCTTCGTGCTCGGCCTCAAGGTAGTCGCGCACTACGTCAGCAAGGCTGGTGCCGGGAATGCAGACGTAGAGCTCTGACAGCTCCTGAAAAGTCTCGATCGGCTCGATCTCGTCCCAGCTGAATCCATCGCCACACTGGGTTTTCACCCACCCTGCAAAAGGGTCGCCGTCGTCTTGAGCGGCTCTGCAGGTTTCCAGAATGTTGCGCTTGCGGCGGTGGTCGTCCCACATGCTGCCGCAGTGGGGGCATACATAAACCGCTGTGTCTGGCTGGTGCAGCCCAAAAACGGGGTGCGCCGTGCCGGCCTGCTTTTGTTGCCAGCTGACGTTGTCCCAGTCCAGTACGTGCATCTGGCTGCAGTCATGACAGCGGATCGGCAGTTCGCGCTGGGTGCCCAGCCTGGTGTAGTGCTGGACCTGGCTTAGCCCGTCCACCGATGGCGTGCCACCGATGATCAGCTTTTTGTTTCGCATTCGCTTGAGGCGCTCGCGAAACAGGCGGATGGCGTCGCCCTGGTCGCCAACGTCGCGGTTGGTATCGTCGGGTTCTTCGACAATTCCGCGCCGCGCCGAGGTCGATTTGACGTTCGACACGGAGTTGGAGCCGACCACCTTGAGCTCGCCGCCCGTAAACTTTTTGAGCGTGCTGCGGTTGCCCGACTTGCGGCTTGTCGACACGTCCACGTATCTGCGCATCGTCGGAGACGCTTCTATCATCGGCGTGAATTTTTCGTCGATGAAGTTGCGCGATTTTTCGTCTTTGGGGAAAAGACCGAGAATTCTGCTTGGGTCGGTGACGATGGTCTTGCAGACCCAGGCGGCCAGCAGCACTGTCCAGCCTATCTGTGCCGCTTTCTGCAGGCAGACTAGCCAGGCTTCCGGCCTGTCGAGCGCGTGCATCACGCCCCAAAAGTAAGGCACCAAGTCGCCGTTGTAGCGGCCAGGGCTGTCGCTATCCTCGGCGGGCAGATAAATGTGCTCAGGCAGCCACTCAAGGGTTGGGATGTTAGGCAGCGGGTGCCATTGCTGCCGAATCTCCATCACCAGTCGCGTCAGATTCAAACTGGTAGTCGCCAATAGCCCGGAGGGCAGCGTCGATGTCTGGCTGCAGTGTCTCGCGGTCAATTGTGATCCCATGGTCAGACTCGATGGCCGTGACCATGCGATCAACGGCCCCTAGAAATTCGTTTTTACCGAGCGTGATCCACTCGGTCATTGCCTGCCTTACGCTGTCGATGTCGAGGATCAGGCTGTCTTGTCGGTACAGTTCCCGCTCGGCCAGGGCGGCCTGCACTTCGTCTTTGCGGGCGGCGGCGAGGTCGCGGCGCTCACGCGCGTCAGAGGGTACGCGCCCAGCCGCTTCCAGCCGTAAGCGTTCGCAGTAAGCAATCAGCCACTGCCTGGCTGTTTCGCCTTCGTTCAGAATGCTGTTTTTTAAGTGGGCCGAGACCGCCTGCTTGCTGACCCCAACCAGGGCAGCAAACTCAACCTGAGTAACTGGTTCATCAAGGTTCATCCGGTCAACCCCCCTATGCGCGCCAGATATCTGTTCGAGAATCGCGCTCGCGAGCCCCGTGAGCTCAGGGCCCAGGGAGGACCCGCGCCCGGTCGCCGCTCGGGTCGGCGACGCGCGCGACTCGATCCCCGACCGCGACGGATGAGCACAGCGAGCGTTGCACCATCAGCGCACCTTGTCCTTCCACCGGGCGATCAGCTGCGAGTAGCTGGCCACGGCAGCCCAGCGCCACCAGTGGTGATAGCGGAAAGGGTTGAGCAGATGCCGGGCGGGCGAGTAGTCCTTGAGCTGGCGACGGAAAAGCGCGTCGGCCTTGCGGCGCACAGACCACGGCACCAGCCGGGCGTTGGTCATGTCGCACAGCACATCGTGGATCAGTGAGGCGCGCAGCATGGCTGGCGTCTGCGCCACCGGGCCGCTGCCAAAGTCCCACTCAAAGCCGTGCCGAACCGTGAGCAGTCCGTTGGGTTCCAGGTGCGCATGGCGCCCTTTGCGGGGCAGCACTGCCTCATGGCCGGTGATGCCGGTGGCTGCGTAGACATCAGAGAGCAGCCGACCCCAGCGCTTGCCGCGGATCAGCTCATAGCAAAGCCGGTCCATCAGTACGCTCGGGCCGCTGCCTGGATAGTCCACAGCACATCGCGGATCGCGGCCA